CAAGGCGAATATGTTGTAATCAGTTGTGCTAACCCATCAAAAGTTTTCATGAATACACTAAAAGACAAGAATAGTCCATTTGAATTTAAAGATGGTAAAATAACATTTAAGATGTGAAGTAAATGAGTTCAATATTTTCAATAAATTTAGCGGGAATAACTAGTGAGGTAGAGAACGCATTATACGAATACTTACTAGCACCATTCATTTGTACAATCCAAAACGCTATTAATTGGATAATATACGCATTATTTTATTTTTCAAAAGTAGTTTGTGACGTGTTCTTCTCATTCATACAATCAATATACAATTTCGTATTAACAATATTAAGTGATATAATATCATTATTAGCAGGGGCAATAAATAATATCGTATCCACGCTAAGGGCTAAATTAGTACCTGCATTTGTCGTTGCAGTAACCCCGAAAGCAGAAGAGGAGCTAATTAGGTACACTATTAGGGGAGTAACTTCTGCAGGTAGTATAAAACAAGGTATTGCTAGGGGAATATTAGGCGGTTTAATGGGTATAGGAATTCCTATGCTATCCTTCTTAGTAGGGTCAATAATAGACAGTGTAATACCAAACCAAGCAGTAGACGTTACTAACCTATTATTCCCAATACAGACACTAAGACAACTTGCATCAGATATTTGTTGTCCAATTAGTGCCGTTACCGCACCACAATGTACTAATACCTGCGGTGCCACGAATTCTCCGGTTTGCAGTCCACCATGTCTTGAACTCAGTAACGGTAACACCTACTGCTTCGGAGTACAATTCATTTCCCAAGTATCTACTTCAGTAACTACAACAGTACCTCCTTCAGAAAGCGTATCATTATCAACATCATTCACGGTGACTCCAACATGAGCCTATGTAGGACGTGGGTCGAAGAAGAACTAATACCGGGTCATATATACCCTATAGCCATAGCCCATTTCATGTACAATGGTACAGTAGTAGGTACTGGGACTGTCGAAATGAAGTTAGAATACGACTCATTTTCAGCGTCTTACGTGCTGAACTTAACAATCAGTGATGCTACTACAAATACTTACGTTTATAATTCTATAATGATACTTGACGGGAATAACGTTAATGTTGCCCTGTTTACATATGCACAATCGTATAATAAAGGAACGGGATTACTGGTAGTTAATGAATCTATTTATATACCACAACTTACGCCTCCTGTCAATTTCTCAGTTTTCGGAATTAGCATTTTGAATTGGGGTGAAGTTATAGGTAACGCTTTAATTTACGGTGGTACTATAAATTTACCTAATACGTTATTCATGATTAATGAACTTGGAACAATCCTAGACCAAATACCTTTCACCCCCTCTGTAAATATTACTGCATCTGCATTTAATGAGTATCAAACAATAACGTGTAATGTTTGTAGCGGACAAGTATCAGTTTTCGTAATCTTAGCGTATTATAATGCTACTGCAAAACAAATAATGGTAGTAGGGTTTCAAACCATAGTAGGAGGGTTCTCAAGTGCTAATGTTCAGTGGAGTATTCCTTTTAATCCCAATTGTTGATGATATATTATGAGTTACTATTATGAAGAAGAAGAAGTAGATATTACTGACATTTTTCAGTTATTGAAAACAGTAGAGCAAACTAATCCTGCACAATATAGGCAACTTTACATTAACACAGTCTATCAATTCCTTTATGATATAGCTAGTTATTTACAATATTTCCCCAGCGGTACCTTTACATTATTTGAGAGTGATTCATTAACCGTACAAATTGTGAACAATGGTATACAAGCAATATATAACGGTCAAACAGTGTTAGGGTTATTACAAATAGCACAAACGATATCCTCATTATTACTTTATGATTTCGGGCTGTTAAATAGTTTCCTAAGTGCAGTGTACTACAACCTGAATCAAATAGTAAAGCAAATAGTACCTCCCGATAACGTTAAACAATACCTACAAGATTTATATAATAGGTTAATAAATATAGGATAATATGGGATGCGAACAAGCTCAAGAACAAGCTAAAAAAATTTTGGAAAGTATTCAAGACGGAGTATCAAAATCCGAACATTATGAAATGCTAGCGTATCAAAAGGCTAATGATAATATGATGATTAAGGGTAAATTATTCTTGAAAGGAGTTAATAAGCTTAGGGAAGTAACGAAAGAAAACTATAAGGTAGAAGTATATTCGGGTATTGATTTAAACGGACAACGTCTACTTATTATTAGGGAGGTTACTAATAGTGTGATAAGGAAGGATAAGAAGACTATTCCTATTGAGAACTGTGACCTGTATGTTACTAAATTGTCACCAAATGCGGAAAGCGTCATGGTAGATATCCTCAAGAAGAGCGAATAATATACCCTTCACTAATATAATATTTTTTACCGTTTATGTAATGATAAGTTCCCGGTATCACTTTCGTAATTGGAAGAAGTTTTGAATAAAGGTAAATGTCCACGTAGTAGGTCTTCCATATTTCATTCTTTAGATATTCGTCCATAACGTCTCTTGCAAACTTTAGGAAGGACGCGGGGATGAATAAGTTAGTGGACATGCAGAATAGATTAATATCATCTGAAGGCTTATATCTAGCAGGTATACAAAAAGTGTAAATGCTTCCTCCTATTGATAAAGGAGGAATATAAACATCACTATCAATAAGGAGAAGGTCATCATTAACTTGTGAGAATATTTCTCTTAACATATAGGCTATTCTATACCTCCTCGCTTCCCAAGTGTCTTCTTTTACACCTGAATCTAGGTGAATAGCATTATTAGGGACTTTCTCAGGACATAGCGTGAATGAGTCATCTACAAATACCATATCGTAATTCATGAGAGGGAAGTAGCAAAAATTCCCACCGAAAGTTACTATTTTCATGTTTGTGCCTGCACCTCATACTCGAAGTTCATTGTTAGTGTAACTGTCTGGCTTAATGTGGCATCTATATCAAGTGTAATAACTACGTCTAATGTTTCTCCACCGTAATAGTCTTCTAGGTTGAATTCAACGAATGTTTGACTATCTAATACGTTCACTTGTTGTGATGCAATTACAACTCCGGAGGATGTTTCAATATCTATGGTAATTGTGAACGTTGTAAAACCTGAAGTGCATGGCGATGTGGAACAGGATAATGAGTAGGATGGTAATATTTTGAAATATCCTACCGGGACTAGGAGAGTGTAGGATTTTGACACTGAACCGTTAAATGGGGTCTGTATTGTGAAAGTATACTCTGCAGGGTTCAAGATATTATTGTAGCCCGTAACTTCAAATAGGAATATTTGTGATAATTGGCATGATGAATTTAATATGGGAACAGCTATTTCTTGTGACCAAGTAATTTGATAGTCATTATTAGCATTACCCGTAACAACAAATGTTGTAAATTCTGTAATTGATGTTAAATAATAATAATTTATACATACTGACCCTGAAGATGAGGAATTATTATAGTTTGCACATGCAGAATAAGACGATAAGTCACTTGCTGAACCGGATATAATTTGGGCAGTAATATAGCCTGTTTCACTATAATTTACTGTTATAGAATAACTTAATGATTGATTATAGAAAAAGAGTGGTTCTATATAATATTCGACTGGTTGTGAGAAGAAGTAAACGTCAGCCATGTAAAGTGTATATCCTGTTGGAACTGTGCTACAATCTGATGAACAATCAGCATATAGTTCAACTGTAATATCTTCAGTCCCCGATGGAATAGGATATGTTAGCATTATATATGGAGGGTATGGTGATGATGTAGACCCTTGCGGTGTGGATGAAGTATATGATGCAATTGTACTTCCACTACTATTTACAAATGATACTGTAATACTACCTGAGCAATTATCACAAAGAGAATTCCAAGCAAACACAAAAGTTGCCCATACATTTTCCGGGTTATATACTAAATCGGTATATGGTATTGTAATAGTAGTAGTTTGTGATACTGCACCCGGTAGATTAACACCAACACCACAATTACCGCAAGGGTCACCAGTACCTTCAGCACAAGAACCTGAACATGAGAATACTCCTATATTAACCTGTTGGCAAACGTTATAAGAAGCAATTGTTAAACCCATAGTTTATTAAAATGAGAAAGTAGTTATAAATTATACGGTAGAAATGGGTTTCCTACGTGCGGATCCTAAGAAAATGATCTGGCAAAGTGATGGGAATTATGGATTGGAACACGGACATGAGTTCTTTACAATAAATGTAGCAAAAGATTTGTATAATCCGAAAGCAAAAATATGGTTAAAGTACGATGATATTATACCGATAGACATAGACGACCTTCTACTGGTAGCAGAAACAACGAGGAATAATTTTGAACAAGAGAAAAATACTCTCATTCATTGTATCGCAGGAGTTCATA